CCTGACCAAAATCTATCGCACCAGCCTCGCCTTCAACTCCACCAGCTTCACCTGCGAGTGCTGTAACATGCTCATCAGTTTCATAGTACTGTTCCAATTTAAGCAACTGCTTTAATACTGGTTCTACCCACGTCTCGGCGAATGTTCTGAGAACAAACTCCGTGATCATATTAGTATTACCTGCAAGAAGGGCCATACCTCCTACAGTCTCATTAAGATTACGAGCGCCACCTACGGTTGAGGCAGAGAAGTTCCCTTGCAGTTCATCGAAATCCATATTTATTCGATCCTGCTCTTGGTATGCAGATGCTGTGACATCACGAGTCTCAATAACCCTGACATCTTGATCTGGATCATCCATCTCAACAGCGCCGCCGGGAACAGACCTGAACAGGGCATCCAAGTCTATGTTTCGATCCCGCCGAATATGGTAGCGCTTATTCATCGCCAACCTAATGTTGTCGAATCTTTGGTTCCATATATCGTTCGATGCCGCTTGCAACTCTTCTGTAAGTTCTACAGTTGCAGATGGATATACACGGTGGGCTTCAATATTGAGTTTCCCCATAACGTAGGGGCGCTCTCCATCTTTTAACCACGGGTACATTTCCAACAATGGTTTTGGATCAGTCAGCAAGTATTGTGTACCTGCTGTAAAAAAGCACCAATCCACTCCTTCCTTTCTTATAATATTTTTATGAATCCATACAATCTTATACTCTTCTACATTTTCAAAATCATCTTCTAGAGGGTCTTCTCTAGGTTCTTCTCTAGTTAATCTAGTGGTGTCATCTGTCTCGTCTGTAGTCGTAAGCAACTGTTCAAGAGTGATCTTTTTCCATTCACCACTATCTATCCTCTCCATAGCATCTTGAGCGAACATAGGAATAAGATGGATAACATAAGGAGAAGATGATATAGGGTCATACCAATCTGATGCCGGGTCTATTCTAAAATTCTCAGGCTCGACTACCTCTATAACAGGATAATCCTTTAAGGTGGATGTAACCTTTTCTTTAACAGGATTACCTTGTAAATCTACAACATTTTCACCAGTATCATTAACAGATGCAAACGTCTCATCCTTTTGTTCAAACTCCCAGTATTGATGAGATACGACTGTTCCATATATAGCGGCATCTTGAATAGCAGTTACCATAGTACTGAACCACGGTATTGTATTGGTCAATCTGTATTGCATTATAGATTGAGCCACAGACGCACCTGCCAATTGCATAGGATTATTAGGGTTAGCTGGGCTAATAGACATCATATCTTCATTAGTGAAGAATGCTGTAGCCATAGCAGACTCAAGTTTACGAACAGTAGTCCTAGTCTTTGGCCTAAACAACTTAGACCTTTTGTCGTAAGCTGATGTTAAATACTTAGAACCGGGCGGATGTCGGCTACTAAAATTAGAGATATTTTTTTCCCACTGATATCTAAGATTAGTGTCTACCCATTCAGTAGAACCATCATACGCCTTCCGCGCTAAACTTAACCACCTCTCGTTTTTGTCCCCTACTTCAGGAACTTGAAGGTCAGCTTCATTCAATGGTGGTTGTGGATTTATTAATGACATTAATGTAAATCTCCGTTTAGCCGACCCTTATCATCCATAACTAAATCAGCATATTTAACTTGATCAAATTTTCCTCTACTCTGACGGTATCGTTCAAGTATTTCACCACCAGCATTTACAACCGCTTTGTAATCATTATCTATTTTATCTGCATGAAGAATAAATCCCCAATTACCAGATAACCGCATAGACTTTACACCCACAACACCATCCATTACATGAACAGCCCATAGCCAACCGGGATATTTCTCTTCCAGTTTTTCAGCAACATTCTTTGCTAGAGAAAAATCATGTACATTAAATTTATCCGCTTTTTCTAACTCCACTAGATGGCCTCTTTGCTTTATGGAAAATTCTCTTTCCATCATTAAAAACATAAGTAACAACAGGTTTAGTTCTTCTTTCTGGATCAGTCTTATCGACATATTCCATCCACTGTATTCTTTTTTCTTTACCGCTCATGAGATTATTATTTCTGCAATATACTTGGGATCACGAACTAAAGGCCATCCCGGCTCATAAGGAGTAAAAACAAGATTACCTGATGAGTCTATAGTGAATGTATAAGTAACACCAAAAGTCGGAGTAAGTGTTCCAAATCCCCATGCCTCTGAATGACTTGTCCAATTCCCAGTTCCATCATCCCATAAAGATCCACCACCAAAACCCGAAAGACTCCCAGAATCAGGTGTAAATACATGTCCAGAAGTTGACATTGGAACAAACCCAGTTAAGGACATACTTCCAGAGGGAACATACCAAAGCTGTGAAAGTCTAAAATCAGGCGCTGAGCCAGAAAGCGTCAAAGAACCAGCATCTGGCTGATTCTGACCTGTTTCTACAGCAGTCGGTATAAAGTTTGCATTATCCCAGTTATCAGAAGAAGCCGCCCATGTGCCTCCATAATTAGCCCAACTATACGTCTGAACTATTTCAATAGAGGCGTTGTCAGGAGAAATTACAAACCCTTCCCCATTAGCTGGCACTTTACCTGTTAGAGTAAGTGTTGAAGCGGTTATTACAAAGTTGTACATTCTCCCAATATCTGGAGAATAAGCAGTAAATGTAAGGTCTGCTTTATCTACAGATGTATTTGTCCCAACAGCCATCTGAGGAACAGGGCCACTACTCCAGTCACCAGTAGAATCACGCCAAGAACTTGTTAATTGATCCCACTCATAAGATTGTACTATTTCGAGATTAGCAACACCGGGAGAGATAAAAAATTCTTGTGCAAAAGAAGGAATAGAACTACTTAAAGTTAAATCTCCTTTTGCTGGAGATATAGCAGGGCCATCCCACGCACGTTCATATTGCGGGTCTTCCCAATCACCACCAGCAGCAATCCATGATGTTATTGCCATTATTATTTCCTGTAAGGATTAGCCGCTATTCCCTAGGTCAAACAAGTCCCATGCCTGTGTTTCTTCATTCCATTCATACGTGTTATCGTCATTTGGATAAGGTACTGGTGAGTACCAAGTACAAGTCTGCTCATCAAGCAACCAACTATCATAAGGTTTGGGTCGCATAAAGGCATCACG